CGACGCATACGTGATGCAGTTGTCCACGGACCAAATCAAAGCGAGGCACTTCGACCACGCAAAGTGCGGAGGCCCGAGAGTGACATGGACAGGTTGTCCGACTGTTTGAATGTGCCGTGGATCACCAGCTGAGTCGATGCCGAGGACGTAATGGTAGAACCACTCGTCGACGGACATGTTTTTCTTTTCGACTTTGACGAACATCGTTCGCCGGTGATAGGTGGGCCGAAATAAAACGAAGGACTCTTCGAACGCTTCATCGTGTTTCAGTACCATGTGTGTGCCGAAGCGACTTGCGCTGTTCCAGGCACGGTACGCTTCCTCGTGAGATCCAAACACGAAGTCGCGCGGGCAATAGGGCATACCCACTCCCAAACCATCCCCATCGAACCTAGGTTCACGGATGGTGATGTTTTGCATGTCGAGCAGCTCATGATGGAAAGCGTGCTGTTCCCCTTCATTGCGCTCTAGCGGATTGCCATACATGCGTCGGGCTGCGGCCAGCTCGGAATGTCCATCGGGTCGAACGACCACTGGCGTATGATTTCGCCAAGCTAGACTCCAATGATGACATAGACGCGGGGGTTTTTCCAGAAAGGGGCTTGGCTTGAAAGCAGGATCATCGACCACCATTGTTGGTCTGGTCGTCACCAAGTCCTGACGGCGGTGCTCAACTCGCCGCTGCTGAAACCCGAAGAAAATGGTTGCCATCAGCAACAACCGAACCGGCCAGGGGACGCGCAACTCGAGCTCCATGACCAATGTGTTCCACACGTAGTGGCACAGCAGGGACCACGCGAACGGCATGTACGCCAGAACGTTGTGTACCACAATGCGCGCCCCCAACGGTGACCCCTCGAACAGAGCGAGGGCGGTAGACGTGACCCATCTTGGCACGTATGGCAACCGTTTGAACACTTCTTCAACCACGACGCCCCAAAGAAGATTGAGATGTCGTGCCCACCCAACAACCGCGCGATGCTTCGCTTCGTCAAAACTGCCGTCCTCCGACCGGCAATGTTCCAAAGAGCCCTGAATGATTGCGGCATCATTTGCTTGAATTCGCGAAATGCGCTTGCCGTTCAGGTCATCGGCTTGTCGTTGCACCGCTTGGATGCCGCTCTGCGTGCGGCTCCACCATCCACGAATCGTGTCCATGGCTGACAAGCGGCGCCGGCGCCTCCAGATGAACCAAACGCAAAGCAGCGCGATGGTTCCAAAACCTGCC